TAGAGTTTTTGGTTGTTATGTAAATAACAGCACACTTTACCTATAGGAGTTTTCCCTTATGAACAAATTTGAACAGTTGATTGAATACGTGATCAACGACGAAGACCAAAAAGCTCGCGAGCTTTTTCATGACATCGTGGTGGCCAAAAGCCGTGAAATCTACGAAAATCTAATGCAAGAAGAGGCCGAAGAAGACCTCGACGAAGCAGAAGTAAACGAAGCTGATGATTCCGACGACGATGAAACCGACGACGAAGAACTCGACGAAGGTGCCATGGGCGGCGATGCCAGCGATGATTTAATTGACGAAATTGAAGCCGACGAAGAACAAGATATGAGTATGGAAGCCGAAGGCGACGACGAAATGGGCGACGACGAAATGGGCGACGACGAAGGCGGAGATTTTGGCGGTGACGACATGGGCGGTGACGACATGGGCGGCAGCGATGAGCCAGCAACCAAAGATGACGTTATGAATCTAGAAGACAAACTGGATGAGTTAATGGCTGAATTTGAAGGCTTAATGGGCGGCGACGACGACATGGGCGACGGCGACGGTTTTGGTCCTGATGAAGGCGGCGACGCTATTGGAATGGACGACACCGGCGAAATGGAACCAGGCATGATGGAAGCCATCAGTTTAAAAGCAGCCCCAAAGCCAGTTACAGCTGAACAAGGCAACGGCAAAGCAGGTCCTGTAGCATTTAACTCAGGTGCAGCTGGTATGGCCAGCAAGCCAGTACACACTGGCACCAGCATGGGCGGCGTGCATGACAGTTCCGCATATCGTAACACAGTAAAAGAACTTGGTGTAACTCCTACTCAAGACGCCGGAAAGAAAGCATTTAAATCTGCTGCTCCTGCGCCTGTAAAGAGTCAAGCCAGTGGTGTAAACACCAAAAGCCCACTACCAAGCGGTCGTAAGGGTTAATTAGATGTCATCTAGATACCTAAGAGAAGATCTTACTTTTAGCCAAGCCAACATCCAAGTTTTGGAAGAAGCCGATGTTGGTGGCAAGAAGCATCTCTATCTCAAAGGCATTTGCATTGAAGGCGACAAGCGCAATGCAAATGAACGTATCTACCCCCGACAAGAAATTATCAAAGCAGTAGAGACTATCAACGAGCAGATCCGTGACGGTAACTCCGTTTTAGGTGAAGTGGACCATCCAGATGATTTAAAAATTAATTTAGATCGTGTGTGTCACACAGTTGAAGGCATGTGGATGGACGGACATGCTGGTTGCGGCAAGTTGAAAATTCTGCCAACCCCAATGGGTGAATTGATAAAGACTCTGTTGACATCAGGCGTGAAGCTGGGTGTTAGCAGTCGTGGATCAGGTAATGTTGATGACAGAACCGGACATGTAAGTGACTTTGAAATAGTCACTATAGATGTAGTTGCCCAACCCAGTGCTCCTAATGCGTATCCTACAGCAATCTATGAAGGTCTCATGAATATGAGAAACGGTCATAAGATCTTAGAGATGGCTAGAGAGTCTGGTCAGGACGACAAAGTGAAGAAGTATCTCGCAGGTGAGGTTAAACGCCTTATCCGAGAACTCAAAATCTAAGGAGAACCAGGCATGTTTGATGCTATTAAACCATTGCTTGACAGCGGCTTAATCAACGAAGATGTTAGTAAAGAACTCAACGAAGCTTGGGAATCTAAACTGACAGAAGCTCGTGAGATTGTGCGTGCAGAACTTCGCGAGGAGTTTGCACAACGCTACGAGCATGACAAAACAGTGATGGTAGAAGCCCTAGATAAGATGGTAACAGAAGGTCTCGCAGGAGAATTAGCCAGCATTGCTACTGAAAAGCAAGCATTGGCTGAAGACCGTGTGAAGTTTCAACACAAGATGAAAGAGTCAGCCACTAAGTTTAACAGCTTCTTGGTTACTAAACTTGCTGAAGAAATTTCTGAACTGCGCAAAGACCGTAAGATGCACACAGAAGGAGTTGCAAAACTTGAGAACTTCGTGGTGCATGCATTGGCAAAAGAAATTCAAGAATTTGCTGCTGACAAACGTGACTTGGTGGAAACCAAAGTGCGTTTGGTTAGTGAAGCACGTAACAAACTTGAAACTTTGAAAGCACGATTCGTTAAAGAAAGTGCCAACAAAATGAGCCAGGCTGTTAGCAAACATCTTAAGGCTGAATTAAACCAGTTGCAAGAAGACATCAAAGTTGCTCGCGAGAACAATTTTGGTCGTCGTATCTTTGAAGCATATGCTACCGAATTTGGTGCTACTCACTTGAATGAGAAAGCTGAAGTTCGTAAGTTGCATAACACAATTGCGCACAAAGACAAGAAATTGTCCGAGGCAATTAAACTCACCATGAAAGCAAAAGTCCTGGTTGAGAATAAAGAGCGCGAACTGCGTATGATTAAAGAATCCAATGAGCATGACAGCACAATGGATGAATTGCTACGTCCCTTAAACAAGGAAAAGCAAGAAGTCATGCGTAGTTTGCTTGAAAGTGTCCAAACTAACCGTTTGAAAAACGCTTTTGAAAAGTATCTACCAGCAGTGTTGGAAGACCGATCTGTGAAAGCCCACAAAGTGATCACAGAAAACGTCACCGCAGTTACTGGTGATAAAAATGTTTCGAACCAGCAGAACGCCCAAGAAGATCGCAGCAATGTAATTGACTTGAAGCGCCTGGCAGGGCTTTAAAATTTTTTAGGAGACTTAAATGTCACAAGATCTATTAGAAAGTCGTTGGGATGAGACCAAAGAGGCCCTGTTAGAAGGCCTCCAAGGCACCAAACGCAATAGCATGAAAGTTATTCTTGAGAATACTCGTCGCTATTTGAAAGAGAATGCTTCTTCTGGAAGTACTGTTTCTGGCAACATTGCCACACTTAACCGTGTGATTTTGCCAGTGATTCGTCGTGTTATGCCTACCGTTATTGCTAACGAGTTGGTTGGCGTTCAGCCCATGACTGGCCCAGTTGGCCAAATTCACACCTTGCGTGTGCGTTACGCCAACAGCTTGACTGACAACTCAGCAGCCGCTACAAGCGTCACAGCTGGTCAAGAAGCATTGAGCCCATTCACAATTGCTACAGCTTACTCCACAGTTCCTGCTGGAACAGCTACAGCTAGTACCTACACCGGCGGCTCAACAGCCAGCATGGAAGGTACCGGCGGTAAGCAAATCAGCGTTCAAATCTTGAAACAAGCTGTTGAAGCCAAGACCCGCAAGCTGCAAGCTCGCTGGACTTTTGAATCTGCACAAGACGCACAAGCCATGCATGGTATTGACGTTGAAGCAGAAATCATGGCTGCTCTGGCACAAGAGATTACCGCTGAGATTGACCAAGAGATTCTTTTGAGCTTGCGCTCATTGGCTTCTACTGAGTTCACATACAACCAAGCTACCGTTTCAGGTACAGCTACATTCGTTGGTGACGAACACGCCGCATTGGCAGTGTTGATCAACCGTGTTGCTAACTTGATCGCCCAACGTACTCGTCGTGGCGCTGGTAACTACGCTGTTGTTAGTTCAGCTGCTCTGACAGTGTTGCAAAGTGCAACAACTTCAGCTTTTGCTCGTACCACAGAAGGCACCTTCGAAGCACCTACAAACACCAAGTTTGTTGGTACATTGAACGGTTCTATGCGTGTGTTTGTTGACAGCTATGCTGCTGACACCACACCAGTGCTGGTTGGCTACAAAGGCTCTTCAGAAGCTGACGCTCCTGCATTCTACTGCCCATACATTCCATTGATGAGCAGTGGTGTTGTGTTGGATCCAACAACCTTTGAACCAGTGGTGTCATTCATGACACGTTATGGTTACATTGAGTTGACCAACACTGCAAGTTCGTTTGGTAACGCCGGCGACTATGTTGGTGAAATCGCAGTATCTAACTTGTCATTCTCCTAATCAGAGAACCAACCCAGGGATGGGAAGGCAAAGAACCTGTTCCGGCAGGTTTTTTGTTGGCTAAGTATCAACTATGACTCCTATATTTGTTACAGAAGAAACTGACACGCACCAAGCTAGACATTATCTTTGGCAATTGATGCCAAAAGGGTCGGTGGTTGTCACTCAAGATATTTTTTATACTATTGGGCAGATAACTGATCTAAAAACAGTTCTGCCAGATCTTGGTAACAAATCAATTTACTTAGATTTATCCTATAGTCCCGAAGTATTAGAATCTCAACATGCAATTGTTGTTTTTGATCAGTTAAAAAAAATTGCACCACTTAAAATTCTAGTTAACGAATACAAAAAATTTTATAACCCTCAAGAAGATTTTGTATTTTTTCCATTGGTGTTGTATTCTTGTTCACAAGGTACCTATCAGGTTCCAACAAGAAGTTTTAAATTTCCAAAGTTTGTTGAAAAAACAAAATCTTTCATGAGCCTAAACAATCGTCCAATTTGGCACAGAATTTGGTTGTTTACTGAATTAGCCAGCAACAACGTTCTAGACAAACTTGAATATTCTTTTGTGTGGAACCCAAAAATAAGTTGCCCTGGTATGGAACATCAGCTGGATCTACTACCTGACTATAAACGCATTCAAACAGAATTATTTCTTGATTTGTTACCAATTAGATTTTCCCATGAAAAACATTTGGATTTTAATGCAGATCAATTAACTGATCTCCACATTCATAACGAATGTGCAGTGAACATTGTGACTGAGAGTTGTCCAAATTTAGGGTTCTTAACTGAAAAAATATGCAAACCATTGGCATGCTATCAAATACCTATATTGCTGAGTCACACTGGAGCTACACAATTTTGTGTGGATGCTGGGTTTGATATGTTTGAAGATATTATACCTTGGCGTACTTGGGACTCAATTGAAGATGAACAACAAAGATGTGATGTTGCTTGTAAGTTTATTGTTGACTATATCAAGCATGGAGATGCTCTAGCCGACTGGCATAAATGTCAAGATCGAGTAATTGCCAATCAACAACGGTTGACAAGTGAAGAGTTTAAGAATCTTTGTATTGCACAATTTAAGTTTTTATAATATGAAATTATTCAAACACTCTGTCAGAGATATATTTTTGTTAGTCCAAACTTTGGTAACTGTAGCAGTGCCATTGGTGTTTGCAATCTCTAATCTAGATTTTATATGGTGGGCATTGCTGTTACCGCTGCATGTGATGTTGATGCTGTGTTGTAACAATACAGCAGTGCATCATCATAGCCATTGGGAAACATTCAATAACAAACTGCTGAATCGTGTGTATGAATGTGTGTTGTCGGTTGCTGGAGCAACATCTGTGCAAGTGTATAGAAATGCTCATTTGATTCACCACAAATTTGTAAACGATCCTCCTGTGAGCAAAGATATGATCAGCGTTCTGGCCAATGGAATCAACGGTCAAGCTGAAAACGCTTGGAAATTTTGTTTGGGTTGGACTGTAAAAACTAACTTTTTATACGGATGGATAACTGGTAAAATAAAATTAATGCCTTTGGTTAAACATACACATTGGCAAAGAGAAGTAGGCACCTTGGCAGCATTTACATT